CGGGGTCATAATTTGCGGTTGAATTTGCAATCACTAGAATCTGCTTTTCGCTTGAGCTTGGGAAGCGCTCACAGATCCAGCGGGTGCGTAAGGTAAAGGTGGTTTTATCACCTAAACCAGTGACAATAATACAGTTCGAGTCGCAAGGACTGTGAATCGGCGCCGTATTAATGTGTGAGAAGACGACTGCGGTCGCGGGCACAGTTGTTGGTGTAAAAAGATTCATGGTTGAAGTGTAAACATCTTCAGGAGTGGCGATATTAATCATGCCACCTGTTGGATCTTTTGTGTACGCACAAACACCCACGGGAATAGGGAAGCAAGTGCTATCGTTGGGTTTTAAAACAACGGGACCATAATAACCAGCCTTCGCTTCATCTTGTGCAAAACCAGGGTACAAAACTAGTTCGGCAAGGTTCTTCGGGAGAACCCTTAATGGGACGAATGTGGATCGCCCATAAGTGCCCGCTCCAAGGTCGGGGAGGGCAACATCGGCATAGAAGGTGTCAGATCCAGGCTGCCCCATGCGCGCGTAGGAAATAAGACCTTGCTTTTCGATTTCGGCAGTAGTATTAATTAATTCAATACCCATCCCGATAACTTTGATAACGCCTTGTGTGAATTCTTCAGGTAGAGCACAACCTTGAGCATTGGCGAGGCCAGCTACAGCTGTGTCTTCAAAGTCCGTTCCACTTCCGGCGTAGTTGACTTGAACAGGGACCAACAAACGGCCTGTGCCTTGCTGGACCAAAGTGTCACCATAATATCGTCCTTTCTTAACAGAAGCGGACTCTAAAATAGGGTGATTTCCAACCCTAAAGGACCAGTTTCCAGCAGGTAGAGGGACAGGGGAATTGAGTTTGTCAATATTGTACTCTTGCGAGACGCTAAAAACTACACTCTTTCCCGTTGTACCATCCGGCATTCCACGAACGTCATCAACGGCCGTATCGTGCCAGGGATCGATTGCTACAGTGAGCCATGCGAGCCCTTCTGGAGTGAGTTGTCGAGATTCGACCAACCTGTTCAACATGTTTCTAACACGAGAAACTTGTGGGGTATTTGAAGTCATCATTTTGTTTAAATTTAAATCCGCCTCCATCCGAACTGATTGGAATTCAAAGTTTGTCTCTTCGTCAAGGATGCCCCCCCGAAAAAAAAAGGAAAAATCGGGGCATGCCTCCAACCCAAGAAAAAAGCTTTCAAGAAGGTTAGACGACATTGCTTTAACAAGCTTGACGAAGTTTTTGACATTTTCTCTGTCCAAGGGAGCGAGGGACGCTCCTGCTAGGTATTCTGAATCACAAAAAGTTACCAAGGCTGCATAACACTCGTCAAACAGCTCTTTCTCAGGATAAGACATCACCGTAAGCGTAAAGATCTTATTCATGTAGGCACTAACAGACAAACGCTTGTAGTCGTGCGTGAAAGAGTAACGGATTCGATTTCCATCATAAATCGGGTAGAAGCGTTCTCCTTTCAACCCGAATTGAGCCCCCAAAAACGTGTGTCTCTGAAGATCTTCCGGTCCTTGTGTTGCCACAAAAAACTTCAATTTCATACCAAACTTTTCGTTCATTTTGTTACCAACCCACGCAGCATCAGTCATCAAAGAAAATTCTTCGTCGATACCGGCAATGATATCATCTCCAAAAATCGCGGCAACCTGCTCTGCGACTTCGGTGACGGTGGGGGTGTAACCTTGTTTCTCAGTGTATGCCCAAAAGAGCAACATCGCAAACAACCGGATATGAGCTCGGATATTGTCAACAGTGGTTGAGTTTGAACCTGAACAGTTGGACCATCCTTCTTTGGATATGACCCGACCATCGAGTAATCGTATGAGGGGACAAATTAAATTATCTGCCATCCACTCAAACTCTGATAAGTCCTCATCTTTCTGAAAATCGCGAGAATAGCGATATACTTCATCTAATAGAGATAGGAACTTATCCCACCCTGAAACATCGTAAGAGATCTGGTGTTTTTTAGTTAAAAGTTTGTATGCTAGAGAGTTGAATCCGCCCATATACGGGTTAAAACCATAAGCTGACCATTTGTAGTTTTTCATCCTTTCGGACACCTTCAACACAAATTTCTTCTGCGTGAGAGCAAAATCAGCTGGGGGAATCTGAAAGATACGTAGCTTGAGCCGCTTTATATCTTCAAGTTTCAAAACCTCGTTCTTTCCACTGGTGTTCCAAATCACTCGGCGGTTCCGTTTTTGGCTTCTGAACACAGCCCATTCCGGATGGTTAAAGAGCTCACCCTTGGATCTAATACCCAAATGAGTGGCGGGCCAACCGGGTGACTTGGTCAAGTCAACAGAGGCAAAAACATCTTCATCACATGATATGGGATTTCGCTCCGTACTTTCATACTGATCGGCATACAAAGCCCTGGCAAAAAGGGTTGCTTCGCGATCACTTTTGTGTGTAAAGTCTTTGGTGCCTTTATCATCCCACGATAAAACAGTTGCTCCGTAATTCTCTGGGGTTGTGAGTACATAGCCAAAGCCACCCTTCCTATTGCGATAAAGACGGGTGTTTTTAAGGGTAGCCATGGCATGTGGGGAATCCTTGATCACAAAGAGGTTTTTTCCAGTGATAGAAGATCGTGGCAGTAAGCCTACAGTCTTCATATTCTTGAAAATCTCAACCCCTACAAAGGGTCTCATCACTGGAACTCCTTGTAACGAAGCCGCTTCCACAGCTGCCGAAGGTAGGATCACCGGATCATAGGCTAGAGATGCACACTTATTGTTCATTCCCTGAAATGTTGGGCCATTAGTACCATAGTGAATGCCAACAACGTTTGCGTCATCGGTCATCAGTAAACCACCACAACTGTTATTCATTGTTGTGACGGAATGGTAATAGGAGTTTCCTGACTTCCTAATGTTCGTGGAGCTCATGATAGGTTCTTCCGTATCAGGGGCAAATCCACTATAATATCCATGGGTCTCGGATTGCCGGTCAACAGTTGTGGCACCGGTGAGGTCTCCAAGGAAATTACATTTGAAGGCTCTCGGTCTCCCATAACCGGGTATCGCGAGATCCTTTTGAGGGATAGTCATGAATGCTTCATTACCATTTAAATGTTTGGTCCACTTAGATTTCGGAGGCAAGTCTTTTTCAACACCATTTATGACGTAATAGACGCCTTCCAGGAGTTGGTGTTCAGTCATCAGCCATAACAAACCCTGTTTAGTGTTCAACAAGGAGATGCATCCCCAGTATCTATTCGCTTGTGCTGAATCATTACTGTAGATTTTCACAAAACCTTTGTGATAGTCCTTCATACTGAGAGGTTCATGTTTTGATTTCGCCTCTGGCAGCACGGGGGAAGACGGAGCACAAATGGAACGTTTTCGAGCGTAGCCGTTCCGTCCAGGAAGGGCAATCCAAGCGTCATACCTTTCCAGGTTAGTGCGAGGAGGTCGACCACACCAATTGCATTTGCAACTAGCTGGTTTTTGTGCTAAGCTCTTCGCTGTAACCTTTGGGCTCCGACTGTCAGATCCTTCCGGAGAAACCCGTACCGGAGTGGGGGCGGGTCCCATAATACTCGCGATAGAATCAACAG